TTTTTTCTTCAGGGTATGCTCTCCAGTCAAATATATTTTTAAGTCTTGCTAGTTCTTTTGGATATTCAAATTGTTGCCACTTCTTTACTTCGTTGCTATACACTTGCACTGGCCGCATTGGCAGAGCAATCCGCAAACCTTGCATCTCAATGATTTCACCGATCTTCCCAGTTTTTGATATAACGACGATATCGTTTTCTTTATTATATCCATATTCCCATTTATTTTTTTTATTAAGCCTTTTGATTGTGTTAATCTTAACTGGCTCAACTATTTTAACTAAGTTTTGCTCGTACATTATTTTGATCTACCTTCAGCAAATCCTCTAAATACTTTTGTTTTATCTTCTGGTTCTTTACCTTCTAATAAATTTTCTTCTTCTTGGATCCTATTTAATATTTCAAACGCATCGAATATTGCTAGCTTTTTTGTAGCTGCAGCATTCTTTAATCTATCAGCTGATATATCATCGTCTGAATCTACAATCGGCTCTTTAGCAACTTTG